GCAGAAGATGTTGATACTACAGAAACTGTGATAACAGTGGTAAATGGTTCATCCATTACTATTAAAGAATATGTCACAATTGGTGATGTAGAGATGTTTGTTGAAAAGGTTGATGGTAATAAGATTACTGTCAAGAGAGGACAAGACAAGACCACTGCTACAAATCACGTTCTTGGATCATCTGTCTTTGGTATTGAGACTGCAGATGCTAACTTTATTGATATTGGTGACAACTTTGGATTTGATGGGAGTGCCTTTTAATGACTGAAGATAGTATTATTGATGTAACTCCTAGTAAAGAAAAACCTGCTCATCTTACAAAGGGTGATGTAGAAAAAGATTATGAATACACTAGGGGCAACTTATATTCAATTATTGAAAAAGGTCAGGAAGCAATTAATGGTATCTTAGAACTTGCTCAAGAAAGTGAGATGCCAAGAGCTTATGAGGTTGCTGGTCAGTTAATTAAAAATGTTGCTGATGCTACTGATAAACTAATGACCTTACAACAGAAGTTAAAGGATGTAGAGGAAGAAAAAGTTAGTAAAGGACCCACCACAGTCAACAATGCTTTATTTGTTGGTTCAACAGCAGAACTACAAAAGTTATTGAAGAATAATACTGATAAATAATACATCAGGGAGAGAAATCCCAAAGTATTATACTAATAGAATGTCTAAGAAAGAGGATTTGCCGTCAATAAATGATTATCTAGAGGATAATGAACTTCCCTCTTATAAAGATTTTATTGAAGAAGAGAAAGAATTACCATCAGTAGAAGAATATAAAACTTATCCTCTAGAAGAGGACCAAACTATTGAAGATGCAAATGGAAATGCATTTGCAGAGGTTATTGACGTCATAAAAGCACCAGAATGGGGAGAACTGGTAAAATTAGTCAATGATGTAAGAAAAGAAATACCTCAAATACCAGAAATTAAGACATATGATGAAGAAATTAGTCAAATAAGTGAAAAAATTGCAGAAATTCAAGAAAATTTTTCACAGTACGATCTAAAAAGTGATAAAATCTATGATCTAAGAGCTAAAAATGAGCAATTTGAGGAAAAATTAACTCAAATTGAAGAAAAAATACCTGAAATTCCTGAAATTAGATACTATGAAGGTGACATTGAACTAATTTATGATAAAATAACAAGAATTAAAGAAGAAATTGATTCTCTTCCTGAGGTAAAATACTATGAAAATGATCTTGAGAATCTCAAGACAAGGATTGAGCAGATCAATGATAATATTCCTACCTTTCCAAAATGGGTTAATGAAGTAAATGAGGTTCCAGATTTCTCTTGGATTGGAAAAACCTTTGGCGTCATTGATGATGATTTTAAAAAGGTACAAGGTCACCTTGATTTAATAAAAGATACTATTAATTCTAGAGTTTCTGAATTAAATGAAACTATTGAGATTAAAGATTTTGAACAAAGAGTAGATTCAAAGACTCTTTCAGAGAGTTTATATACTACAAACACTATATTAACTGAAACTAAGGACAAAATCTATAAAGAACTGAGGGAAATGACTCTCAGAGTCTATGATCATCATAAAGAATTTAAGGATGATGATAGAAAGTTAAAAAAAGCAATATTAAGTGAGCAAAATAAACTCAAACAGACTTTAAAAGAGCAAATTAAGTCTATTGAGAAAGAAAGTATTAAGACAGATGAAAAAATTATCTCCTTTTATAGTGATTTAAAAGAAGAAGTTCAACAAAAGTTTGATTCACTTCCAGAGGTCAAATATTATGATGATGATATCAATTCTCTTAAACAAGATGTAAAATTTGTCAAAGTAAGTGTAAAAAATTGTCTTGAAGATGTAAAAAAAATATCTTCAGAAATTAAAAAAGCACAAGTTGACCTCACTGAGGGTCTACTAAATGAACCACCCAATAATAAAGAGACTGCTGGAGGACAAACTGATCCATTAACACCAATGGATCAAAAGTTTGCAACCCTTGATGACCTGTCAAAACACTATAGGTTGTTTATAAACAGGGTACAAACTCAACTTTCCACCATGGGTGGTGGTGGAGCAGGATTCATCAAAGATCTTGATGATGTTACCTTTGCTGGAGTTGATAATCAACTACTAATTTATAATGCCACCACATCTAAATGGGTTGGTATTGGTAGTGATGAATTTACTGCTGTTGGTGCTGCAGGAACTTGGGGTGTAGATTCAGTTGGTATTCATACAACAAAAATTGTTGGTATTAATACAACAACAGCAAAAGCAGGAGTTGCCCTTCATGTTATAGGTAATATTGAAGCAACAGGTAATGTAAATGTTGGCGGAACAATCACTTATGATGATGTAAAACATGTTGATTCTCTTGGTTTATCAACATTCAGAAGTGGAGTTGAGGTAAATGCTGGTTCAGCAACTACTGCTTTACTTGTTCGTGGTGATGCTAGAATTACTGGAATCCTTACCATTGGTACAGCATCTGTAACCATTGATGGTGACAATAACACCATCACAACAGGTATTGTTACTATCACCAATTCAGAAGTTACCATTGGTGATAATGTAAAAATCAATGCTGGTGCAACAGGTATTAACTCAGCACCTAATGTCTTCTATGTTGCTAAAGATGGCAATGATTCTAATAATGGCACATCAATTGATAATGCAAAATTAACCATTGCTAGTGCTGTTGGAGTTGCTCAATCTGGATCAGTGATTAAAATTTTGTCAGGAAATTATGTAGAAAGTAATCCAATTGTAGTCCCTGCTTTTGTTGCAATTGTAGGAGATGATTTAAGAAGTTGTAAAGTATTGCCTAGTAATGCAACACAAGATCTGTTCCATGTCAACAAAGGATGTAAACTAGCAAATATGACCTTCTCTGGTCACACTGCTCCTGCTGCTGCTGTTGCCTTCCCATCTGCTGGTGCAACAAATGTTGGTGGTGGAAAATGGAAAGGTCCTTATATTCAAAATTGTACTAGTGACACAACAACAGGAACTGGTATAAGAGTTGATGGAGATAAGGCAGTAAAGACTAAATCAATGAATGTTGATGCCTTTACACAATACAATCAAGGAGGTGTAGGAGTTGCAGTTACTAATGAAGGATATGCACAATTAGTTTCTGTATTTACAATCTGTTGTAATGAAGCAATTACTGTTCATAAAGGTGGTCAAGCAGATGTTGCAAACAGTAATTGTAGTTTTGGAACACTTGGATTGGTAGCAGATGGTGTAAGTAATGAACAATTCACTGGTATTGTTACATCAACTGCAGCAGTTAGTCAAGATAATGTAGTTGTAAATGTTGGTGCAATTACAACTAGACCTTATGATGGACAAGTTGTTTATTTTGATCAACTATTTAAATCTGTAGAATCTATTACAATAACTAATGGAGGTAGTGGATATACATCTACACCCTCTGTTACTGTTTCATCTCCTACAGGTCCAAATGGAGAGGTAGCAACTGCATTTGCTACATTGGAGGGTGGTATAGTGACAGAAATTGACATAATAAGCAGTGGAAGTCAATATACTGGAAATGCAACAGTCACTATTTCTGCCCCTGATTCTGGCACTACTGCTACTGCTACAGCAGTAATGGCAGATACTTACTACACAATAAATAGTGCTACACCCATTGTGTCTGGAATTACTACATTAACTCTTGCTGAAAATTTACTCAATACAGTTGGAGTAGCATCTACTGCATACTTCTTCCAACAAAGTAAAATTATTGCTAGTTCTCATACCTTTGAATACATTGGTGCTGGAAATAATATAACATCTGCCACTCCAAAGAGAGGTGGAGTTACAATTCAAGCAAATGAAGTTAAGAGTCAAAATGGTGGAAGAGTAATTTATACAAGCACAGATCAAGCAGGTAATTTCCGTATAGGTGATGACCTTCAAATAAATCAATCAACAGGAACAATCAGTGGAAGAGCATTCTCTAAGAGTTTGTTCTCAGAAATGACCCCCTTCATTCTAGCACTTAGTTAAATGGCACAGTTAGCACTCAATAGATTTAAGACTGAAACACTTCAGTTGACAACAGTAGATCAGACATTATATACAGCACCCACTGGTTATACAGGTATTGTGCTTTATGCTCATGTAACTAATTATGGTTCTGATGCAACTACAGTCACAATGTCTCATATTAGAAGTTCTACTACAACAGAGATTATAAAAGAGGCAAGTGTTCCTGTAAATGATGCTTATATTCCTCTTGATGGAAAGTTAGTTTTACAAACTAATGATTCTATTAAGATTAAGGCAGGTGCAAATACTACTCTTAAAGTTCTTCTATCAGTATTGGAGACTGCAAACTAATGCCAAGACTTATAAGCGAGGTAAATGGAGGAGGTAGTGTTGGTATTGCTAGTGATGGTGTAGACCTGGGTAATATGAAAAAACTTGATTATGAATCAAATAGAATTGAGTTTGATAACACATCTGGTGTTGCTACTGTGATGTCTAACCCTCTTACAATCATTGGTCTATAAATACTAAGAGACCTTATTTTATATCAATGAAAAAGAAGTGTCCAGATGGAAAATATTATTGCTATACTGATAAGGTATGCAAAGACATTCCAAAAGGGTTCAAGATGGTTGGACCCATGGGAATGCTTCGAAAAGAGAATGGTCATTCTGTAGATGATGATGATTCTAAAACCAAAAAAAATGGTAAGAAGAATGGTAGTGTTTCTAATGGCAATGGTAATGGCAATGGTAGTAATGGTAATGGGAGTGGCAATGGTGGATCCTCAGTAAGTGAGGATTTGAGAAAGTGGTTTGGTTCTGGTCCTGAAGGTGGAAAAGGTGGTGGTGGATGGGATCGCTACAACACCAAAGGTGAGAGGATTGGTAAATGTGCTAGAGGTGAAGGTGAAGGTAAACCCAAGTGCCTTTCAAATGAAAAAGCAGCAAAAATGTCTAAATCAGAAAGAGCTGCTGCTGTGAGAAGAAAAAGAAAAGCAGATCCAGTAGCAGACAGGTCAGGCAAAGGAGGAAAACCTATCATGACATCAAACAAAATTAAAGAAAGTTCTTCACCAATGGTGAGACAAATTCTTGAAAAAATTGAATGTGAAAGAGAGTGGATTCTTATAGAAAAGAATGTGCCAACTAATCCTTCACTTTGGTCTAAATTTAAATCACAAGCAAAAGCAAAGTTTGATGTTTATCCATCTGCATATGCCAATGGTTGGGCTGCCAAGAAGTATAAAGCAGCAGGTGGTAGTTGGAAGAAAGCAACTAGTGAAGAAGTAGAATATCTGGATGAGAAAAAAGGATGTGCTCATAACCATAAAGGAGAGGAGTGTCCTGTTCATGGTGTAAAGGAGTGTCCTAACGAAAAAAAGATTGAAGAGGCAGTGAGAGTACCTGCCAAAACTGGTAATCTTTACCAGGTAATGTTTACCTTCAAA